GTTTGAACGCATCCAACAATGAGTAACGCTCACTACTTAAAACAAGACGTATTTCCATTGCGGCAACGCAAGGGATTTACAAAGGCGGCATGTCACCTTTGGCGACAAGTCGTCCGGACATACCACACGTTGTGGTGGTATTGGACGGTAATATGTAGCTTTGGGCTACCTGACGTACGGGTATGTTCTGAGTACGTCGAGGCGGTAATATCTCGCCCCGTTAAGTTACGACACCTGTTTCTCACTAAAGATAAAGTGCGAATTTTCCCCATGCGAAACTCCCATTCCCACCCGACAGCAGCAGCTTATAGGACTACAGTCAACATACACATGAATGATTTGGTTAAAGCCGCCGGTTATGAACCTTATAATGTATCCATGTCAGCAACGGATCGTGGTGACGGCAGCCGATACTTCTATGGGATCAAGGATTTAGCCACCCCTTATCGGGATGAGCAGATTCATGATAACCATGCCCTGATCTTCTGTGATGTGGACTATTACACTGACATGAACAAGTGGTTGAATTATTTCCAACCAATACTCATGTACACGTTTGTTCCCACTAAGTGCGTTGGTCGAACGTCCGACTATAGTTGGCGATTCGTCGACAACCTGGTCGAGTTCCATGTCGCGGGTGGTTCACATTATCGTCATCCTTTGTGGAATTATACTGGTGATGTGGTTGCCACGTATAATGAGGACGGAGAAATGCTAGTTTTTAACATCGAACAGAGGGAAATCGAAGGCGATGAGAATCATCGTTACATCGTCTTGACACCGATGGCCAGAGTACCCCGGCCATTTCATTGGTTCTTGCCTGCACCCGACACATTGCAACGTAAAGTCGTCACTACCACACGTGGCGATGGCTGGTGGAATGGATCAGGCGAACAGTTCTCAATGCTGTATGAACCCATATCGGACGCACTTTCTATTGCCAAGGACGGGGCCTGGCAATCTGTTGAAACAACAGGCAGGCGATATGAGGCTATTAAAGAGCGACTGCAAAATAAGACAGCCCCTGCAGTCGTTTCCGATGTGGAACGCCTTCTGCGTGCAGATGGCGATAAAGATGCTGCTACGAACGCCCCACTTCTCTACAATATGTTTGGTTTAACAATCAAGCATAATGTGGTTAAGACAACAGCACTCGGAACTCATTACGCGCCCCTGGGATCAATGGCAACTGAAGATGGGAAACCGAGCGGCCGGCAAATCACCGGCCCACTCGTGTCCGAACCTGCTCTCTTCCCAAAGAGAGGGGTCAACTCCGATGAGGCGACCATTAAAGGTCGCATCAACAAGGTTCGGAATAACAAGGTGCCCCCGCGTAACTACAAGGACTATGCCTCGGAATTTGTTGACTTGATCGTCCGCAAACCAGGCGTAGGGACCCCACTCACTGTTGCAGACGTACAGAAGCGGCAGGCGACGACACAACAAAAGGCCCGGTTTAG